ATGTCGAAAATCTTAAAAGCGAGATTGCAAAACTCAACACAAGCCTTAAAGACAAAGAAACCGAGTATCAAACAAAAATTCGGTGGAATTACCGATTATAACGCATATTGCGATTATCTTAATAAAATTTACGCTCCAAAGGTTGAAAAATTGATAAGAAGCGGTTATAATATAAGTGATATAAGCGAGTATGCTTTTGACTGTTTAAGAGATAAAGTTATGGATGAAGTTTATGATGAGTATAGAGTTAAGCAACTTTTAGGGGGTTGATACAATGAGATTAATGCAAACAGAAGAACAGAAATCTCTTTGGAATATGTTTAAACCGTATCTTGTGGTAAATGGTTTAGATGTAACTTTGCGTGAAGATGCTCCCCAAGAAGTAAAAGATGCCGAAGCACTTTATAATAAACTTAGGGAAAAAGAAAGAAAGCAATTTCTTGAAGATAATGGCATAATCTAACCGCTCCGTAACAAGAGCGGTTTTGTTATGCCTGAAAGTAGGTGATTTAATGAATATAAGGTCAATATATATTGATTTTGATAAAAACATTCTTGAAATAAACGGATTCCCGATAAAAAAGAAAACAGTCGCATATCTTCCAAGAGATGACGGGTGGGAAATATCAAAACTTTTCAACCCAAATAACTCAACCGAAGAATGCGACCGTATTCGTGTTACTTTAATAAGCGGTTAATAATAAGCAATTATGAACTTTGAATTATTTATAGTTGTGTAAAATACTTGAGGCAATCAAGGACGGCTTTACACCGAATATGCCCACAGGAACGAGCACAGGCGAGTTTTTTAAGGTCAACAACCGTAAGCTCAATGCTCTTGTAAAATCGACCACAGACGATTTAAAGAGGGCAGAAACGGCAGTTTTGCGAATGAGCAATGACAAGTATCGCAAGGCAATCTTCAATGCTCAGGTGTACGCAAACACCGGTGCAGGCACATACGAAAAAGCAGTTGATATGGCTTGTAAGGATATGCTAAACGCAGGGCTGAATTGTGTGGAGTACAAGAACGGTGCAAGGCACACGCTTTCAGACTATGCGGATATGGCAATCAAGACGGCGAACAAGAGAGCCTATCTAAGAGGTGAGGGTGAAGAAAGAGCTAAGTACGGGCTTTCGCTTGTTGTGGTAAACTCAAGACGGGGCGGTTGCCCTGATTGTGCAAAGTATATAGGCAGGGTGTTTATTGATGATGTGTATTCAAACGGCAAAAAATCGGACGGCGATTATCCGCTGCTTTCAACCGCCATAGCGGAGGGACTTTTCCACCCTCGCTGTAAGGACAGCACAAGCACCCACTACCCAGAACTTGACGATTTGAGCGGACCTCTCACCGATGACGAGCTTGCAGAGCTTGACCACCAAAGAGGACTTGAGGAACAGCAACAGTACGCAGAGCGGCAGGCACAACGCTTTGACCGCAGGGCAAAATACAGCCTTGACGAGGATAACAAGAAGTTTGCTAAAGCAAGAGCAGACGAGTGGCACGATAGGGCGGATAGGCTTGAAGAGCAAAACAAAAATTCTGTTCATAAAATATCTGATACTCAAGAGCAAAAGTTTTTGACTGACACAGAAATTGAAAAATCTGACAGCAGTACAGAAAATACAAACAGAAGTGTTGAAAATTCCGAAAATAATGATATAATAGAATTTGAAAAGGGTGTTACGCAAGCTGTTCAAGAAAATTTTACCGATGAATTTGAAAAAATGCAGGACAAATTCGGCAAGATAACAACCATTTCAAGAGTTGGAGTGCTTAATTCTAAAACTTCATCAGATTACGGTGCATTTTATGACAATTCAGGAGAACTTTTGCTAAGATTTGCAAACAAGAAAAACGCACTGTCTAAGCACGCACAAAAGGCACAAGAAATGAAAAAATCAGGTGAATGGTCTTCTGCTCACTCTTTGCATACTTTTAGACACGAAATAGGTCATGCAATACAGCTTGAACACAGATTAAATGACCCATTGTGGGATGATAAACTTGAGCAAATAAGTAAAATAATGGATGGTTTAAATGAACCGATAGATATTGATATAAAAAAATATTCGGTATCAAGATATTCCATGACTAACATAGATGATTTTATTTCCGAATGTATTGCTGAGAGTATGACTAAGAAATCAAGAGCTACAGCGAAGGAAGTTGTAAATATAATAATTGGAGTTGATTAAATGACTGACACTTTTGCAAAATTTTACAAGTGGATGACGCCCTTAAAAAACGGATATAGAAGCATTAAGGATGACGCTCCAAACGAAATTAAGAAAGAGGTTAAAAAAGCCGATGAAGAATATTTCAAAAAAACAGGCAGGCATATGCTTCAAATCGACTATTAACTAACCGCTCCTTGTGGGCGGTTTTGTTATGCGTGAATTTAATACAGAGATTAGCACTTAATCAATCGGATTGAGTGCTTTTTTTAATACCCTAAAGCCGAAAGGTGGTGACAAAATGAATATGAAAAAGTATCGGAAAAAAGCTGTTGTAGTAGAAGCATATCAAACCGACAAAAAAATCGTTATACATACACTTGAAGGTGATATGACAGCAAGTCCCGGTGATTATATTATTACTGGTGTTAATGGTGAAAAATACCCTTGTAAACCTGACATATTTAGAAAGACTTACGAATTAGTAGAACAATAAATAATGAGGTGACAAAATGAAAGTAAGAGTAATTACATCGTTCAACGATAAAACCGAGGGGTTTATTAACAGACCGATTAATGAAGTTTTTGAGTGCTCCGAGAGCAGAGCAAAAGACCTTATCAAACTTGGCTATGTTAAAGAGGCAGTCGAGGAAGTGCCTGCCGAGGAAAAGCCAAAGCCTAAGAGAAAATTGACAAAACATATTTAAAACGCACTTGTGAGTGACTGCACAGGTGCGTTTTTATTGTCCGAAGACATTAAACTACGGGAGACACCGAGAAAAACTGAAACAGAGAGACACTCTATAAACTGACTATGGGAGACACCCGATAACTGAAAGGATTGATAAAATATGGCAGAAAATAACCCAACACCTAACCAAAACGAACCACAGCCGACACCGCAGGGCAACCCTGCACCTGCGTTTGATTATGACAAGCTTGCAAGTCTTATTAACGGCAAGCAGAGCGTAGCCGAAGATACGGTTTTAAAGTCGTATTTCAAGGAGCAGGGATTGTCAGCAGATGAGATGAAACAGGCAATCGGTGCTTTTAAGGAGCAGAAAGCCAAGAACACACCCGACATTGCGAAAATGCAGTCGGAAGTTGAATCCGCAAACAACGCAAAGCTCACGGCAGAAGTCAATCAGTCGGCAACCCTCGAAGCCGTAAAACAGGGCGTAGATGTGGCAAGCATTCCGTATGTACTCAAAATGGCAGACTTTTCGGCTGTAACGGCAGATGGCAAAATCAACACAGAAAAGCTTACCGAGGCGGTTAAGAAAGTGCTTGACGATATTCCTGCATTCAAAGCAAAAGCAAGCGAAAACGCTGGCGGTGTTCAGAAAATCGGCGGCGACGGTAACGGTACATCAGACGGTACTAAGCAAAATTCAAGCGTTCCGACAAAGAAATGGAACAGATTTAATATTTAAGAAAGGACAATTTAACTATGGCAAACACAAATAACTATGCAGAGCAGTTCAGCCCGGATTTGCTCGAAATTCTTATGCAGGGCACACTTACTTCACCATTCATCACTTCAAATGTAAAATGGGTGGGTGCAAGAACATTCCACTTTACACAGATGTCAACGACAGGCTTTAAGAACCACAGCAGAGAGGGAGGTTGGAACAAAGGCAAATATACACAGACAGATGTTCCTTTCACTTGCGAGCACGACAGAAATATTGAGTTCCTTGTGGATAAGGCAGATGTTGACGAAACTAACGCAACCGCAAAGGTTGAGAATATTTCAAAGGTGTTTGAGCAGACACAGGTCGCACCGGAAACCGATGCACTTTTCTTTTCAAAGGTTGCCGCAAAGGCGCAGGCAACAGACGGCTATCATTCAGCTACCAAGTCAACAGAATGGACCAAAGCAAGCGCTTACTCAAAGCTCAAGACTATTCTTTCAGCCGGCAAGCTCCGCAGATACAAGGCAAGAGGCACACTTGTTGCTTATGTAACATCAAACATTATGGATTGCCTTGAGCAGTCAACCGAATTTACCCGTAAGATAGAGCTTACCCAGATTGCCGAGGGCGGTATGGGAATTGAAACAAGAGTAACCGAGATTGACGGCTGCCCTATTATCGAGGTTATTGACGATGAGCGTTTCTATGATAGTTTCAACTTCAATCCTGCTAACGGTGGTTTTGAACCTGCCACAGGCGGTCACAAAATCAATGTTCTTGTCGCTTGTGGTGATACCTGCAAGACTGTACCGAAAATTTCAAGTATTTACTTCTTTGCACCGGGGGCACATACAGAGGGTGACGGTTGGCTCTATCAGAACCGTACACTTTCCGATACATTTGTTTTCCCTAACGGCAAAGACGGCAAGATTGACAGTATTTATGTTGATGTTGACACAACGGCGGTTGCGTAATGTATGCCGATTACATTGAACAGCAGGGCGGAGATGAAAACAGCATTATCTCCGCCGCTCACATCGACATTCTGACCTTTAACCGCATTAATTTTGAAAAACTTTCGGAAATGCAGAAGAGAATCATCAGCAGAGTGCATAGCAGACTTACTGCTTTTGAAAAAGAAAATGCCGATATGATTTCTTCTTATCTGAAAAATTACAACATCAACGGTGTGGGTATGGAGTTTGGCACAAGTTGGAATTTGATGTGCATAAGCGGTGTGGCAATTCCTGCGGACCTTTACTCTCTGCTTAAATCAACAGGGCTTTGTTATCCTGCAATATGAGGTGATATGTTTTGAAGTTTCCGTCACTTGTAAAAAAGCAGTTCTGTAAAACTCCTGTCGAGGTCACAATCTACGATGAGAGTGTTTCCGAGGACGGCTCTCCTGTTGTTGCCTTTCGCTGCGGAGAAATATACCCGTCAGACACCTTATTGCCGAACACTAATTTGTTTGCGGGTAATGCTCATTGCAATATGCAGTCAAAAGCAAAGACCATATACACAAAAGAACAGAAAATCGTGCAGGTGTCTGCAGTGCTGCTTTTTGACGGTGACATTGCTCCCGACACCTCGACTTTGAGCGCAGGCTTTGTAGTGCTTGACGGAGTAAAGCGTAACATCGTACAAGGCATTAAACACCGCAACCCTGACGGTACAGTGAATTATACGGAATTGGATGTGATTTAATGAGCTTTTCTGTAATATCAAAAATCAAGCTGAATTTGCCTGTACTAAAACAGCTTGATACAGCACAGCAAACGGCATTGCGTAAAACCACAGACGCATTGCTTACACAGATTAAAAACAGTCAGGTTATGCCGTTTGATACAGGTAATTTGCAGAACGAAAGCACCTTTGCCGATTACGCAAATCTTGCCGAGGGCGAAACCAAAATCGTATCAAGTACACCGTATGCCAGACGGTTGTATTTTCACCCTGAATATAATTTCAGCAGAGATGAAAACATAGCGGCAGGTGGTAAGTGGCTCATTCCTTGGCTCAAGGGCGGTGCACGACAAAACTTTTGTCAAAAGGCATTTGCACGATTTTACAAGCAGGAGGCAGGACTTTGATTTATTTATCTGACATAAGGGACTTTTTAAAGACTGTCTTTAAAGCAGAGCATTACTACATCGGTAAACTCGATAACAAACAAGATAAGTCCCTCGGTGTGTACTCTCTCAAGCAGTCGGGTGCTCCTGTAAGGGCGATTGGTGACGAGAGTACATACAACACAATCAGCGTGTCTTTACTCTTGCATTGGAACAACAACGCAAATGAAACAGAGCGACAGGCACGCAATTTATTTGAAACGCTTTAAAGTGTAAAAGATGTTGAAATCAACAAACACACAATTTATATTATTGAACTGCTCTCACACGAGCCTGTCGATGTAGGCACCGACGACAAGGGCGTTTATGAGCAAGTCATTGAAGTTAAATTTTATTACGAAAGGATGTAAATAATCATGGCAGTATCAAGTGGAGTTTATCCATGTTATGAAAATCAGTTTGCGGTAGGTAAGGCAGGTACAGACGCCGCCACAACAGCAATCGCAAATTGCGAGGAGTTTTCGGTTGCATTTGACAACGGCGTTGAGGAATGGACAGCGTTTGAGAGCGAGGGTTGGAAGTCAAGACTTATGACAGCCAAGAGCGTTACAATCTCTGTAAAGGGCAAGCGTACAATCGGTGACGCAGGCAACGATGAAATCGCAGAACTTGCGTTTAAGAACGGCACAGCCGCACAGCTTCCGTTTAAGTGGACTTTCCCGAACGGCGCAAGCGTACTCTTCAAGAATGCGGTTATTTCTGTAACAGCAAACGGCGCAGGCGCAAGCACAGGTGTTGCACCTCTTGAATTTGAGGTTATGTCAAACGGCAAGCCCGAATACACACCTGCAGCCTAAGGAGGTATAAAGAATGTCAAAAATTATTGATATTACAAACAAACTTAATTTTGATGAAAGACCTAAGCTCGTAATTAAGGGCACTGAAATTGAGGTCAACAACGACGCAATTTCTTTTATCAAGGCTATTGCTCTTTTCGACAGCGAGAACGGTGTGTCAAGCTCTGACATTTTATCTGCGCTTGAGCTACTCTTTGACGAGGAGAACAGAGAAAAGATTGCAAAACTTCATCTCTCGTTTGCCGACCTCTCAACTGTTATTAAGACAGCAATAGAGCTTATCGCCGACAATGACAGCGAGGGGGAAATTCAGACCCCGGCTACGACTTAATAGATGATTTCGATTTAATCGTATCGAGTTTTAAGTCAGAGTACGGGGTGAGCATTTACTCCGAAGATTTTAAAAAGATGACTTGGGCGGAGTTCAGCTCCCTGCTGTGCGGCTTGGGAGCTGACACGCCTCTTGCGAGAACGGCTCAAATTCGCCTTGAGAACGATGAAAATGTTTTGAAGAACTTTACATCATCTCAACATAAAATACGCAACAAGTGGCGTTCACGCACAGCAAATAAACGCACGCAGGCTGACATAAACACAGCCTTGCATGACTTTGAAATGATATTTGCAAATATGTAAATGTTGCATACAATTTTGCTTATTTTTATAAAATTCTTGACTTTTGTGTATATTTTTGGTAATATTTAATAAATGTTAAGTATTATAACATTGTAAAAGCCACTCCAAACGGGGTGGCTAAAATTTTATCAAATTATACAGCGTACATCTTCGGGTGTGCGCTGTTTTTATGCCACAAGGGTGTCACATTTCGTTATGCCCTTTATTTTATATCGAAAGGAGTGTGAGAAATGAGTGCTACAGTTGGCGAAATTGGTCTGAAACTTGTGCTTGATTCGTCAGGCTTTACTAAATCGATTAATGCGGTTCAGGAGCAGGCAAACAGCGTAAGCAATAAGATGTCTGCTAAGTTAAAAAAACTCGGTACAGCGGTTGTGGCTGCTTTTTCGGTTGCCGCTGTTAAGAAATTCGGTCAGCAGTGCATTGAATCGGCGGCAGAGGTTAATGCCGCAAATTCGCAGTTTGAACAAACATTTGGCTCAATGCAGTCACAAGCTGAAAGTGCTATTGCTACGGTATCTAAAAACAGCGGTATTTTGAAAACACGCTTGCAGGGTGTGGGTACAAGTATCTATGCCTTTGCAAAAACTACGGGTATGGACAGTGCAGACGCTCTTAATATGATGCAAGAGGCTTTACAGGTAACAGCTGACAGTGAGGCATATTACGACCGTTCGCTTGAAGATACCGCAGAAAGCCTGAAATCATTCTTGAAAGGCAACTTTGAAAATGATGCCGCACTCGGTTTGTCCTGTACTGAAACCACACGAAATGCGGCGGCTAATAAGCTGTATGGTAAATCGTTTACGGAACTTTTAGAATCACAAAAACAGCTTACTTTACTTGAAATGGTAAAAGACGCAAATAAACTTTCGGGTGCTATCGGACAAGCAAGCAGAGAATCAGACGGTTGGGAAAATGTAACAGGCAACTTAAAAGAGAGCTGGAATCAGTTGCTTGCGGTTATTGGTAAACCTATTCTTCAAGTAGCAACTAACATTGTACAAAAATTATCATCAGCTATCACAAAACTTACAGAATATGCAAAAAATGCGGTTAATTCATTGTCGGAGTTGTTTAATTGGGGCGGAGATGATACGGCTGACAGCATTTCAGCCGCTGCAAGCTCGGCAGAAAATTTGAGCAGTGAGGCTGAAAGCAGTTCAGAATCTTTAGAGAATGTTGCAGACAGCTCGGAAAAAGCAAAGAACAGCGTTGCAGGTTTTGACAAGCTGAATGTTATTACTAAATCAGATAGCGGCGGTTCTGATACTTCCGCAAGCAGCACATCGGCAAGCAATGGTACTTCTGTCGCAAATACTGTTGTTAAAGACACAAACAGCGGTGTTTCGGGTGCTTTTAAAAATCTATACGAAAAGAGCGGATTTAAAGGCTTTGTTCAAAACGTTCAAAAGGGCATTAATAAGGTTGATTGGTCAGCTATCGGCAAAAATTGTGAGTCGATATTCAAAAATTCTGTTCCGATAGCTCAAAATTATCTTACACAGGTGCAAAAGGTCGGTAAATCTGCATTCGGTGCGGTAGGTTCATTTGTCGGCGGAGTGGTACAGGTTAGCGGTAAACGGCTGCAAACACTGACGGGCGGTGTTGCAAAATGGCTTGATAAAGACAAGAATAAAATCAACGGCTTTATTACAACCATTGGCGATAATTTCAGCAAAGGCTACGATAATTTATCGACATTCTTTGAAAAGGGTTTTGATGTCATCGGGTAGAGCGTTGACAGAGTTCGCCCACAAATGGAGGACGCAATTTCAAATCTGCTCAGCGGTTTTACAGATTTCGGCGGTGCGGTCGGAACGATTTTCTCGGAGGGCTTTAGTTTAGCTACCGAATCACTTGTAAAATGGATTGACAATGACGGTGCAACTATCGGAGAATTTTTTGACAATATTCAACTTCAAATGGCAGATGTTATGAACTTCGTGGGCGGCGTATTTTCAGACATCGGTAACTTCCTGCTTGGCTGGTGGGACGGCGAGGGCGGTTCTGAGATTTTTCAGAATGTGTGCGATATGTTCCTTAATATCGGCACAACGCTTATGAATGTTTATAATGATTGGATTATGCCTGCGTGGAATTTCATTGTCGGAGTATTTCAGTCCGCATGGACAGATTGCCTTAAACCGATTTTTGAACAGTTATGGACTGTTTTTGGCAAGGTTTGCGATTATATTGCAACAATATGGAATAATTGGCTTTCCCCGCTTGTGAACTTCATAAGCGATACATTAGGCCCTGTGTTTAATACGGTACTGAGAAATATTCAAAGCATTTTTGAAACAGTATTCAGAGTTATAGGCGATGTTGTGGGCGGTATTTTAAAATCGTTCGGCGGTCTTATTGACTTTATAACAGGTGTTTTTTCGGGCAACTGGGAAAAGGCTTGGAACGGTATCAAAGACTTTTTCGGCGGTATATGGGACGGCATATGGGGCATTATCAAAGGCTTTGTTAATCTGATAATTGACGGTATAAACCTATTGTTGACAGGTATATATACGGTTGTAGCCGCTATCGTTAATACTATCGGCGGAATTGCAGGGGCTATTGGTTCTATCATCGGACAGGATTGGAGTTTTTCAATGCCTGAAAATCCGCCTCTCATTCCACGACTTGCAACAGGCGGACTTGTCAAAGCACCGACACTTGCGGTAGTCGGAGATAACGCAGGAGCTAATTCGGGCAATCCGGAAGTTATTGCGCCGCTTAGCAAGCTACAAGGTATGATTAATACTTCTAACGGCGAGGATACAGTGATTCTCGGCGAAATTCTGTCGTATCTTAAAAAGCTGTATGAGATGTTCGTAATATTCAGAAACAACGGCGGTAACTACTATCAGTTTGTCGCTGAAATTAACGGCAATGATATTTTTAACGAAATCGTAAAGCAAAACGAACTTTATAAAAACCGCCATAACGGCAAATCGGCATTTGAGTAAAGGAGGTGCAGTATGTCAAATTATAAAGGTTATTTACTAAAATTCGGAAATACCGAATTTCCTAATAACTATTTCGCTGAATATTCGTCAACACTTGATCAGCGTATGGACAACGATGCCGAGCGTGACGATAACGGCAGTTTACAGCGTTCAACACTGCCGACAGGTAAGACAAGCATTACTTTTTCTACCCACATTCTGCACTTGAACGAGAAAATCAATATGCAGAATATTATTAATTCTGCAATCGTGAACACAGTACAACGCAAATGCTATGTTACATATTGGAACGATGAAACCAACTCATATGACAGCGGATATTTCTATATTCCGGATATTGAGTTTTCGATTATGGACGCAAGCAAGACAGACATCCGCTACAACCCGATAAGCATTGAACTTATTGAGTATTAAGGGGGTGCGGTATGATAAATTTAACAGATGAGGTCAAAAAGCAACTGTTGAACGACAGCTTACAAAGGGAAATAATTATCAGCTTTCCTGACAACGATATTCCCGACATCACGGGCGAGAATATTGTATCTGAAAGTCTTGAACTTACGCAGGCAATCAGTGACGGTAAGGAGTTTAAACTCGGCGGCTGTATTGCGGGTCAGCTTACTGTAAGAGTGATAAATGTTGACACAGAGCTCAACGGCAAACGCATTAAAGTTATAATGAAACAGTCATACAGCAAGGGGCTTTTATTTCCATCGGATACAGTATTGCCGAGTGCAGATTTATATTGCGGTTATCAGTCTGGAGTTATTGAGATGTCGCTATTCTGCGGTACTGTCAACAGCTCATCAAGACAGAAAAACAGGGCGGTAAAGGAAATTATCGCATATGACGATTTATACCTCGCTTCGCAAAAATACGCTTACAACTACTTTACAAGCCTTGCGATTTATTCGCCAAAAATAAGTTTATATGATTTGAGAGTATATCTCTGCAGCAACTTTTTAAAAGATTATGATTACGAAAACGAATTTACAGGCTTTAATGACAGCAATGAGCTGTCACTGAAATTGGATCTTGTAAAATCGGTTTTCAATGACAAAACCACGATAGCGGACTTGTTGAGTGCGTACTGCGAACTTAACGCTTGTTTTGCAATTATGAGCGGAGAGGGCAAGATAAAGTTTATTCAAATTTTAAATCCTAAAACCGAGGTCGTTGACAACTACAGCAACCTCGACTTTGAGGAATACACAACACGCAGTATTAATCTTATTAAGTTTAAGTACAACAAGGACAGCTATTTTTCGTACGGTCATACAGAAGAAGAAAAACAAAGTTGGTATATATCGGACAACATAATTACTGCGTGCTGTACAGACATTGCAGGTATTGTTACAAGTTTTAACGATAATAAAGATAACAACTACATCTTTTACAATTTGTATGCTTACAGGCCTTTTAAAGCTGATGTTTACGGCAGGTGGTGGCTCGAATGTGGCGACAAGGTGAGCATAAAAACAGGCTTTACGGACACGGAAACGGTCGACAGTTTTATCCTTGAACGAACGCTGAAAGGCACTAACGGCATGAGAGTAAGGCTGACGGCAGAAGGTACAGAATATTTAGGAAAGGATGAGATAAATGAGTTACAGCAAAATTAATTGGGTTGACGGAGCTGTTCCGGCGCTGAACGCAACAAACTTAAATCGTATGGACGGCGGTATCTACAACAACAGCATAGACATAGCGCTTGCGGGTGGCAACATCAACACGCTAAGTGAGAGAATAATTGCGATTAACACAGCCTTATCTGCAAAGGCAGATAAAACCGAGCTTGAAGATGAAATAACAGACATTGACGAAACAGTGACAATGAAGATTAATCTTAAAGCTGATAAGGACAGTGTAGACAATGCAGTCGCTCAGCTAAGCAAGCAGATTGCAGACAATAAGTCCTCAGCTGATGAGTCAATCAGTACTCTGAGTCAGACCGTAACAGACAACAAAACAGCGACAGACAAGTCGCTTGCGGCAAAATATGATAGCTCAAATATTGAGAGCGGTACGGGCAGTCTTACACCCGGACAGGCGATTTATGACGGCAACGAGGGCGTTTTTAACTATGTGAAAAATGGCAAGGTGGTTACGGTGTCGGTAAATATTACAAAACTTGTTGCGGATAAATCGTATATTCAGATGGCAGGCTTGCCTTTCCTGGCAAAAAACGAAAGTCGATTTTCGAGTATTGCTGTGTACTCAACTACAAATAAGCTGAGAAATATCCGTCTTGACGGCTCATGGCTTTACATCAGCTCGTTAACGGATAAATTTACAGAGGACGAGAAAATCAATTTTACAATTACATATATCAGACAGTAGGAGGTAATTCTATGGAACTTAAAGAAAAAATCACACTCGATATGCTTACAAAGGACAGCGTGAGTGTGTTAAGACAGAAGTTTGTTAATCTCGGTGGCGAAGATGTGCAGGTTGGTGAAAATGTCCGCAACGCTTACAAAAACTGTGATGAGGATAAGTCAATCTTAAAAGAACAGCTTTCGGAGGAATATTATAACGCTATTATGGCGGTATGGGAGGTATAAATATGTCGTATAAATTTAAAGAAATATGGTGCAATAAAGGTAATTTCACAGAGAGCAACAGAAAATCTTCTGAAATTGATACACTTGTTATTCATTACACCGGCAACAACGGCGACACAGCAGAAAACAACGGTAACTACTTTAAGAATAATGTAGTTGAAACATCTGCACATTATTTTGTTGATGATACAATTGTTGTTCGCTCGGTTGCTGACAAAAATATTGCTTGGCATGCAGGCGACTGGGATATTAATTGCCGTTCAATCGGAATTGAAATTGCAGGTTCAACAACAGAATGCACAGGCAAGACACTTGAAAATGTAATCTTACTTGCTCAACGACTTATGAAAAAGTATAACATCAAAAAAGACAAAGTAATTCGCCATTATGATGCTAACGGTAAAATCTGCCCGGGCTTCTGGTGCGGTTCATCAGCAAAGGACAAGCTGTGGAAAGAACAGTTTTTAAATAAACTTGAGAGTAATTCTGAAAGCAAAGAGGAATCAAAAGTTGAAAAAGATGATAAACCTACGATTGAATATTGCGTATTTGCAGGCGGTAAGTGGTTACCAACTGTAAAAGGTTTATCAGACTTCGCAGGCATTGCCAGCGAGGCAATCAGCGGTCTTGCAATCAAAGTAACAAAAGGTAAGATTAAGTACAGAGTGCATATTAAAGGCGGTAACAGGCTTAGCTGGGTTACAGGTTTTAATCTTAATGATGATGTAAACGGCTATGCCGGTATTCTCGGAATGGATATTGATGCTGTACAGATTTATTATACAACTCCTGCTGATGTTAAGTCCGCACACGGCAGCTACTATAAGGCTACATACAGAGTTTCTGCAGTTAATGAAGACTATTACGATTGGCAGCACGATGACGAAAAAGACAGTAAGCAGGACGGCTACGCAGGAACAAAGGGCAAGGCTATTGACCGTATTGAGCTTACTTTAACTTGATTTGGAGGTATAACTAAACTATGAAAGACAATATTATTCAGGCTACTGTTTCAGTAGCTATCGGAGCTCTGATATCATATTTTAATATCTTATTTATCCCAATTCTCGTGCTCATCGCTGTAATGCTTATTGATTATATTACAGGATTGACATCGGCGTACAGAAACGGCGAATTAAAAAGTAAAACAGGTTTAATCGGAATTTTGAAAAAAGAAGCTATCTCGCTCTTGTGGTTGTTGCGGGTGTTGTCGATTATTTAATCTGCACAGGCTTAGCGGCGGCAAATGTAGATATAGGTGTCACATATTGTTGCGGTTTAATTGTAACGATTTGGCTCATCATCAACGAATTAATCTCAATTCTCGAAAATCTCTCGGAGTTAGGCACGCCAATTCCGAAATTCCTTGTAAATATCGTCCGCCGATTGAAAAATACAGTTGAAAACAAAACCGATACAGACACAAAAGAATAGCATATATAAGTTTAGCCCCTCGCTTATTTGAATTTTAAAATCAAGGTGGTTCAGTAGGTGGCTCAAAATTGAAAAAAGTATAGTGTCTATCGAATGTTTTTAAGATTGTATTTGCGGTTTGGGAGCGTAGACGAACACATTTTTGACCTTTCCGCAAATCCTCAACAAAGCCTTACACACGGCGGTTTCAGCTCTTTATTTTTTCGTTAATTTATGTTATAATAAGGCAACGACCACATAGTATCCCACAGATACTGAAATCACAAAAATTAAATAAATCCGGGTGTGGCGCAGCTGGGAGTGCGGGTGGTTTGGGAGCATAGACAGTGTTCGCACCGCACGAAAGCGAAAACCGCCGAAAACCCTTCAACCGTGCGTATTTCGGGCGGTTCGGAAAATGAAAAAAGGCGGTCAAAAATGTGTTTGACCACAGATTTGACCACTTAAGATTTGACCACTTACATGACCACAATTTAATAACTATCGGGGTGTAGCGCAGTTGGTAGCGCGCTGCATTTGGGATGCGGAGGCCGCGAGTTTGAGCCTCGCCACTCCGACAAAAAGGCTCTGGAATTGCTTGATTCCAGAGCCTTTTTCTTTGTTTACTGTGGGTCAAATATTATCCTTCTGTACCAGCGAATTCAGCAATTACTTTTACGATGTTATTAAGCATCGGTCTAAAGTTATCAAAATTAATACTTTTGTAATTTGACTGAATGAAATTGGCGAATATTTCTTTCCCATAGTGCTTTTCCTTATCCGCTTTGTCATTCGATGAAAATGTCTTTCCGGCAATAACATGGTTTCTTGTAGTATCATCGAATAAATCCTCTATTTCAGATTCTGCTTTTCCGTCTACTAATTGATTTGTCACTAAGAACAAATTGCCCTCATCAATTATTTTCATGCAAAGATCTTCTTTGAGTCTATCTTTATCAGAAGATGATAATCCAATGTGAGAAACAAACGAGTGTAATGGTTTGCACTTATTAGACAACTCATTGTCAAAAATCAAAATTACAGGATTACACAAATTCTTATCAGAGCATCCGCTAAAAACTTTGAAATAATTTGTATACTTTGGATTCTTGTCCGAAAAAAAGTTGTACAAATTTTTCATGGCATCAGCACCATCTTGGCTCATATGGAAAAAGTATTTGAACCTCTTTGACCTCTTTAAAAAGGACACTTTGAACTCAAAGTGTCCCTCTGGTGTTTTTTCGATGAGTTCAGGATATTCTGTATAAAGGTTCTTTAAAGCTGCCTTTATATATTTAATATCGGTCTTTCCCTCAGTAACAATTACTGGTTTTTCATGTGCAAAAAAATACCTATAAAACAAAAATTTTTGATACTGTTTTTCTCGTCCGTTAAGACAAAACACAGAATGCTGTTGACTAACATCTTTAATGTTATTGTATTTGTCCAATTGATCGATAAAAGCAAATTTTCCTTCCAACTGACTAACTGTTCCTTCAACGCCATTATTGTCAAAACATCCGGTTTTATAGAGTGAATCAGCCATTGCTCTCACTTGTTTGTAATACCTATGATCAACACTGAGTTTTTTGTTTATTACTAGCCCCGTTACCGTTTGGCGTGAATCCCTATATTGAACGCTTGTTTTCTTGGTATTGACTTTAAATCCAGCCCGCTCAACTTCATGAGTTAATTCGTTATAGAAAGGTTCCCATTGTTCAATGAATTTCTTATCATTAGTAGAAAAACTCAAATCATCAGCATATCGGGTATAATCCAAATGATATTTTTTTGCAATTCTTATAATCCTCATATCGAAGATTTGACAGATATAGTTTGTAATAATAGGCGAAGTTGGCGCACCTTGTGGAAGTTTACCTTGATAGCATGTTAGCTGCGCCATAACAATAGCCAACTCGTGTGGAAGGGCAAAATCGCGGTTTTTCTCAAAGAAACCACAAACCCTACCGAAATGAAAACTATCAAAAAAATCTTGCAGGTCAATATTTACCACTATGCGCTTATTTCTATGCACCTCGCCGTTCGTAATGATACTTTTCCCTTTTTCGAAAGCGTGTGAAATATTAGTGCGTATATTGTTTTGCTTGCGCAAGAATTGTTGATGGTGTAAAAGAATGCTATAAAGTTTTTCCTGGATTTGCTTAAGATCTCCAGTCGGGGCACAGATTTTTCTTGTTCCCCCAGATTTTTTAGGGATCTCAAATATTTTATAAAAACTATCGACTTTGGCAACATATAAAACGTGAGTCAGCTTGCCATGAGGAATTTCCAATAAATCCGCCAGATCGTTTCTGGTACATACATATTTAAAAGTCATACATGACATCTCCTAAAAAAAGCAGCGTATGGCAACTCATTATGCGAAATTTACAGAGATTAAAGAGGCGACGAAGCATGGAAAGACGCAAATGCTCCCACCATTTTAGTCAACGCTTGCGAAACACAAGCCAAAAATCTTGCCATACGCTTGTCAACATTATAACACACATCTCTCCATTATTCAATCATTTATACAAATTATTGCATACATTTGAAATCACATAGCAAGTACAAACGGCACAGAAAAATCCGTGCCGTTTGGTCAGGCCTCTTGCTCTGCCTTGAGCCGTTCTTTTTCCGCCTTGATTTGCGCCTTAACCTCTGCAATCATTTCCGCGAGCTTTTCTTTACATTCCTCGCGCGTTTTCGCGTAGATGTTGTGGCTTTCCCACTTGCCGTAGGCATTGGTTGGTGTGTACCGTCCCTCGTAGAGGTGGTCGTTAATCATGGTGACACAGCCCGTCCCGGGCTTTTGTATTTTGGGCTTGTACGGCGTGAATTCGACCGGGGAGGTATCTTTCCTTTCCTCCCGCGCTATCGTCGGCATTTGGGCGTCTGTACCGCCGATTTTGCGGTCAATATGCACTGCCGCCTGCCTTTGCATGGTATCGGTGATATGGCTGTAAATATCAAGCGTGGTTGCCGAGGACACATGGCCTATGGTTGCCGAGAGCGTTTTCACATCCATACCGTGCTCCAGCGCCATGGTCGCAAAGGTGTGCCGCAGATCGTGAAAGCGCACCTTTTTACAGCCTGCCCGTTCCAAGATCAGTTGTAACCGTTTTCTAACCGATGACGGATTTCTCGGTCTGCCGTTATCCTTCGGTGACGGGAACATCCACTCCGAATCCACCGTTTTCTTATACGCCCCGAGAGCTTTCAGGAGTGACGGCGGCAGAATAACAGTGCGTATCGAGGCTTTTGTTTTCGGCGCTGATATGATCACCTCTGCCTTGATGATATATACCTGCCGTTCAATGCGAAGCTCTCCTGTTGCGAAGTTGAGGTCGCTCCATTTGAGCGCCAATATTTCACCGCGCCGCATTCCCGTGCCGAGCTCCAGCAGAAAAAGCTCATAATATCCCTCTTCCTTTGCCTGATGCAGAAATCGGATAATTTCATTTATCCATTGGTCGAGCCACTTGCCGAGCGTCATATTCGAATCCTCGGTGAGGTCGGCATCGCGGTACATCTCGATGCAGTCGTGGAGCTTTACGATTAACTCCTTTTGTGTTCGGGCAAGCACATAGCGGTGAATCGGATCATCGTTCTTTTTGTGACCGACAACGATGCGGTCTTCCCATCTTCCATCTTCGCGCTTGCGCACCATACCGTCTCCCGACGGTCTTCGTTTTGCCATAGTATCACTTCCTTTCGCAGTACAACACAATACCACATACATGGCGGAATATCCAGCTAAGTTTGCGGTGAAATTCGCAACCCCTAAATCAGCAAGGTTAAAATTTGAGCAACCCCTAAATTGCGGTTTCATAACCGGATTGCAAAAGCCGTACAAACCCTTATGCGGTCGGCGTTGCCGTCCGCTGTGTCCTGCGAGGGGAAAGCAAGGCAACCCCTCGCTTTCTCCTGCTTGTTTTCGGACGAGCCGTAAAACTGCCCTTAAACCGCCGATTTCCCGTGTTTGCGGTCAAATTCGGCGAGTTTTTTCAAAGCTATCCGCCGCCGTGTTTCTTCGTGCAGCCGTATCAGTTGTTGCTCGTAATACTGCTCTAACGCTTCTCCAATCGGGCGTATCGTATAGCGCAAATTGCCGTTGCGCCTTTCGCCTTTTTGGGTGATGACGGAGGTCGGTTCGGCAGTAATCAATCGCTTTTCAATCAGGCTGTCCACATATTTCCTGACGGTATTTTTGCTCATGCTGACCGCCTTGCCAATCGTCTTGTAACTCGGATGGCATTGAAATGTTTTCCTGTCCTCGCAGTACATCAGATACGCATACACTGCAATCTCACCGGTGCTGAGACCCAAGCTGAAAATTTCATTCGGCAGAGGAAAATAATCCCGGATCGCATCACGCTTTGGATATCGGGTGAATTTCAAATGCTGCCTCCCGTCTTTTCTTCGACCCATGCGCGAAATTTTTCTTTCGGTACGATGAGCCGTGAGCCGATAAGCAACGACGGAAACCCTTTCTCGTGCATCAGCTCGTAGCTGCTTGAGATGGAGATGCCGAGGAGCTTGGCTACCGTTTCAGCATTAAGGAACAGTGGCAGATTCTCATAAGCGGTGTAAACAGATTCTTTCATTGGTTTTTCCTCCTGTTAAATTCACACGGCTTTTCGCCGTGTTATGTAGAGGACTGCTGTTTTGCAAAACAAAAAGACCCGCACTCAATCCCGATGCTGATCTGCATCGGTGATTATGTAAGTGCGAGTCTGAAACTCAAAATAAAAATATGTGTATTCAATTGTCGGTTGCTTTCTTTACTTGCAGTATAACATACCGGGGAAATTCTGTCAAGTTTTTTGCGCCAACAGTGTATATTCCGGCGCTTTTGCGGGAATACTGTTTTCTTTGTTTTCTGCGGTGCAGATTTTAACCGTGCTGTGTCGAACTGAAAATTGCAAGGCCAAACCGCAAAATCGGCTCGGCCTTGTTTCTGCTTATTCAATCCTCTGACGGTTTACACAACACTTCGGTCATGATTCTCGCCGCGAGCTTAAAGCCGCTGATAAACGCTTCACGCTCATTCATACCGTGCAGTTCCGCCTCGCAGTCTTTGAGCTTTTCAAAGGTTTCTTTTAGCTGAGCCGTAAGCGTCGGTATCAAGCTGTCCTGATGCCGAATAACATAGCTCAACATTTCGCTGTAAGCACTCCCGCGCTTAAAACTGTGTTCGTGCGGAGCGATATTTCTGTAATACAGATCTTCAAGTGTTGTCATGCTCATTCCACCTCACATAGGAAGAGGGCGGCACGCTATCGGTCATACCCGACACCGTGTCGCCCTCACTTTTCATTTTCTCTGCTGCAATCAGCGCGTGTTTTACAAGCAGCATTTCAAGCCAAGTACGCTCGTCGTATTCCGACGGACGCCCATTTTGGAGAAAGTCTTTCATAACTTCTCCCAAGATACCGTACTTTTCTCCCGCACCTTCTCCGCGGTATAATTCTTCTAAACTCATCTGTGCCATATCCGCACCTCCTTTGCAGTACACAACAGTACCACAGAAAGGCGCAGAAGTCCAGAGGAAAAGAAAATAATTCTATCGATTACGCAAGTGACCACTTTACACCGTACAAAATTCTTCATCCATCTCTTCTATTATTTTAGGGACTATACTTGAGCCATCGCTTGCATTAATTAACCTTTGTAAATCATTTTCAATTCTTGTAAGTGATTCTCTGATTTCTTCTATCTTTTGTTCATCAAATATCTGCTCACCTCGACTCGTTGTAAGAACTAATACCCCATCCCTCAAATGCATTGGATTATGAGCGAAATCATTCCTCAAACTAAAAATATGTTTTATATCTGTCCACGAAGAAAGACTGATTATATTTTCATCGCACAGTCTCTTGAGAAGCATTTCCTTTATTCTCCAATTGAATTGTATCGGATCGTTTAATATTTTAGGAATTGGATCTTGTGATTTTTTTACAGATTCCCATTTGCCTGTTGTACTACTACAAACATTATCACCTTTAATAGCTACATCTTCTTTTAGCTTGTCCAAACATGGCATGTAACTCATGTTGATGATACTTGAAACCATCTGTTCAAACTTGCTGGCCTTTGATAATACAATTCCGCGTATGGAATGCACATTATACCAAGACTTTATTACCTTAATAATAACGCTTCGTATTTTTTCGGTAAAATCATCTCCTAATGGAGCAATATAAACACCATCAAAATACTCCATGCTAGACTCGGAATCAAAACTAGCTTTTACCGCAGATA